TTAATCGATAGCGGAAAACTTTCAAATGCTGGTTTAGCATCCGGATTTTCAAGATGGTATAGATCTAGAATTTTTTGGAAGAAGCCCCAATTCTCTTCTAGTGAACGAGATGATTCGTAGATTTCCCAACCTTTACCTTGAATTTTTTTCCCTGATTTATCCGGTCCTCTTTTAGATGATTTAAGCCATAAGATACCGGCACGTGCAACTTTTTCTTCAAATGTTTCGTTCCACATTTTAGCGTAAGCTGCAATTTGGAGGTCTTGGCTAGTGTGAAGGCTGTTTGAGGTTTTAATATCCAAAATCCAAATCTCACCTTCTATTTCTAGAACTAAATCGCAAGTTCCTGCAATTTTAGATTCATCAGAAAAGAGGTGAATTTCACTTTCAATAAGAATAGGTTTGGTTTGTTTCCAAAACTCGTCGAATTTTAAGATATTTTTCCAAACATCCATTGAATATTTTGCTTCACCGTACTCGTTTAACCAGGTAATTTCTTCACCAAGTAGATAAGCTTCAATAGCTTCGTGCACTTGTGTACCTTCGTTTGCTGCTTTTCTAACAATAATTTCAGAATTGTGCCCAACATCCTTTAGCCAATTTTCAAAAAATTTGTTTTTAGGGAAATATTGTAAAACTGAGGTGATTGAAGGGTAGTATTTTTCTCCCTTTTTGTAAAAACGCGTATCTAAAAAATTTACCTGCTTTGCGTTTTGGTCAATTTCTAATACTCTTGTAACGCTTTTTTTATATATTTTAGTTCCTTTTTCTATCATAATAATGCTATTTTCCTTGACATTAGGTCAAAGGTATTTATTGGGTATGTTTGTTGTATAAGTTTTGTAAAATGTTCAAAACCCATTTCGTTTGGATCTTTTTCGTCTAAATTAACGATATAAACTTCTTTACCTTCTGCCAAGAGTAATTCAGCAAATTTTAAAGTATCTTTTTGAGCATCTTTATCTAATGCAATATATATTTTTTCTATTTGAGAGGTAACAATACGCTTCATTAAGTTTGCTTGTATATGTTTTCCTAAAAGCGGGATCGCATTGCGTTTGATGGAAATGGCATCAAATGGTCCTTCGCATAATATAAGCGGTAAAGACCAATTTATAAACAGCTCAAATGGTATGATATTCTTGCCAGTAGGCGGGTTCTTATATTTTACTGGAGAGTTTGGGTTAAAATTACGAGCAACAAAATAATTTAGTTTTCCAATTTCATTATAGGATGGGATAACAACCATTTTATCGTATTTACCGCCTTCACAATAACCTATATTATATCGAAGAATATCTGCTTTGGTGATTCCGCGTTTTTTAAGATAGGTAAGAGCGTGTCTTCCTATAATATCATTTTCGGTAATTTCAGATAGGGGTTTAAACTCTTCAGGAAGTTTAACTTCCTCTAGGGTTTGAATTTGTTCGTCTTTGTAAGAGGATTTTACTAAAGAACGTAATTCGTTTAGCTTACCTTCAGACGCGCCGATTTGTTTAAATAGGGTGATGAGCTTTACTCCTTTCTTCCCACACACCCAACAATGCCACGGGTTTTTGTCTCCATTCCCTTCACTAAGGTTTACCTCTAGTTTAGGTTTATGGTGGTGGCAGAATGGACAGGTGTGAGCTTGGTTTCCTCTAGCAGTTGGTTTGCCCGGTCCTAAAACAGAATTGACAAGCGCTACAAGGAGTTGGTTGACCATATAGCGCTAAGGTAAAAAAAAAAGCTTGGAAAACCAAGCTTAACTTTATTATTATTTAGAAATTTTTTATGCAGATATATATCCTTTTACTCCAGGTACCATTTGTTTAATTTCTTCTTTAGTATATTTTTTAGAGATTGGAGTATTATATGCTTCTAAATTTCCTCCTACTTGCAAATCCTTGGGTAAAAAGGTTATTTTAGTATAACTTATATCTAAATCTCCTTTTATTTGCAAATTATTAGGTAAAGAGGTTATTTTAGTATAACTTAAATCTAAATTTCCTCCTACTTGTAGATTATTAGGTAAAGAGGTTATTTTAGTACGCCATAAATATAAAGATCCTTCTACTTTAAAATTATCAGGTAAAGAGGTGATTGGAGTATTACCTAAATTTAAAGATCCTTTACTTCCGTTTTTTATATATTGATTAATTTTTTCAATAGCATTTTGTTTAGCCTCATCCTCCTTACCTGATTTTTTATATATCTTATCAAAAGTTTTATAGATATACTTAAAAAAATCTTTTACTTCGTATTCTTTTTCATATACATTTTCATATAAATAATCTTCAACAATTACTCCTATATCTCCGAATGTTGTTGAACTATTTATAGAATTTTTTAATTCTTCATATTTGTTGGCATCAAAAGGTTCACCATATAAATTTTCACCTTCTTCAGCTTGTTCTTTTACTATCTTATCTAATTCTGAGATTATAAAGGGTTTAAATGCTTTTAATTCATTTATGTCAATAAGATTACCAGCAAATGCATTATCTTTATTTTCTTTTAATAGTTTACCTTCAGCAAGGTATTTAATTAGATCGAAATTTTCCATTTTATTTTATTTAGAATATATCTTCAAATTCTTCTACATCTTGTCCTTGTAACGTTGCAAGGGCTTCTATTGCTTCTTCTCTATTTAAAATGCCTTTATCAATATGAATTTGTAAAGCTTTAACTTGAGTATCTAGTGAATCGCCTTCATCATAAAATTTACGCATATACTCATCATATTTTTCTTGAAAATCATCAACTGGCATTTTAGGAACATTAGTGAGATTAGTCTTTATATAATCTATTTCTTCATCTGAAGCATTAGACATAAGAGCATTATTTGGATCTACCATTATAGCAGTGTCTACCATTATCGCTTCTTTTAGTAATTTACCTTCAGCAAGATATTGAATTAGATCGAAATTTTCCATTTTATTTTAATTTATCTTACATATAAATATACGAAAAAAAAATCAAGACATGAAATCTTTAGTGTAAAATTTGCCTAAAATGTTGTCGTTGTAGAATTCTTCTGGTTTTTCAAGTACCGAATACACAAACAAATATTTTGTTTCAAAATACGTAAGTTGTTTTTTGTCTTGAGTTAGTTGAATAATAATACGTTCAAAATTGTCTTTGTCTGTCTTTAATTCTTCAAGTAGAAGTTTATTAGAACCCCAATACGTTTTCCAATCTGACTCTTTTATTGTAAGACGATATGAAGGACGACGTCCTTGTCCTTCTATCTCCGCTAATTCGTTTTTTGTAAGTTTTTTCTTTATGTTGTGGTACAACACTTTTTTACCAATATACGCTTTACCAGTTTTTTTATTAAGAACCCTATATACAAAACCAAAGGTATTATGTGGGAATTGGCTAATTTCTTTAATTTCTTCACCATTATATTTCCACATATTAAAAATCTAAATTAACTAAAATGGTTGTGTCTGTTGTTGGTGATGTAGGTAAAGGTTGAGATAGTTTTCCTACTGCAATTAAATTTTGAGCCTCATCGTATAATCCAACTGTTGTAACGTAAGGTGAAAAATATGAACCGGTTAAACCATCTAAAAGTTGCCCGTTACCCGGGTCGTAAAAATAGCTTCCGGTCCACTCAAATATGCTACCACTAGCTTGAGCTGAAGGATTTAGTGTTGCATTGTATTCACTTGCTTCAATTGTACACTTGTATTGTGTCTCGTAAATTGTCATTGAAGATGAGAATGAGCAAGTCATGTTTGTTTCTTGACTCCAAAATGCTACATCTTCATCAAATAAAGAACCCGAAAAAGTAATTATAGCTAAACCTTGAGGATATATAATATTACCTACATTTGTACTACCCGAAAGTAAATTTCCTTCACCATCATCTGTAATTGTTCCTTCAACTCCAGGAACACCACATTTCAATTGGAATGTTGTAGGAACTATATATTCACCGTAAACTTTTGAAGGTACAGATAAAACTAAAATTGAGAAGTTGTCCCAGTATCTTTGAGGAGTAAGAGTACTTTGAAGAAAATTGTCATAAAGAGGACCTGAACCGGAAACACCCGAACTAATAAAAACATCGCCTGAGCCAGAAGGACCAGCTCCAGGTACTAAAATTCTTAAATTTGCTGGGTCTCCTGAGCTACTTATTAAAAAATTTGAGTAGTAGAGTTGTTTAATAGAATTATAAACTAAACTTCTATATTCAACTTGAAAGTCTCCAGTTGTTTGATTTGCTCCTAAAGAAACATTCCAAGGAGTATTTACTCCTACAAATCTATCTATACCAACAGGTTGCCCATTAGAGCCAGTTTGCCATTGAGAATATGGAAAAGAAAATCCCTTGTTAACCTCGAAAGGCGCAACAATTAAATCAGAAGCTAAAAATTGTTTCCAAGCACCCATTCATTAGAAATTCAGCTTAACGCGAATTAGAGCTTCTTTAGTAAAGTCTTTAACTAATGGTCTGGATAATTTAGCTACTGCTAGCAATTCGTTAGAATCATTATACATACCCACTGTTGTAATATATACTTGTGGGTTATTAATAAATTGAGAGTAAATTACCTCACCAGTACTAGCACTAATAAATGATGGATTAGTTGTGTAATTAAATTCAAAGTTTTGTGGTCTAACATAGACAAAGTCTGACGTTATATTTTCTTGGGAATTTAATTGAAAACTTGATCCACTATTAATAGCTCTAAACATAATGGTATTATTCAAACCATTTGCTACGTTTGAGCTACCTGTAGAAGGAGCTAAAGCAATACCTCCATTTGCTACCGGAAGTTGTAATGCTTTTGCATTAAGTAATATAGTACCCATATCAGGAACAAACCAACCATAAGATCCAGAAGCAGTATAACCTGCTTGTGATACACCTGAGAGGGTAGTTGTAATTGCACTACCATTAGAACCTGAAACAAGTTGATATACTCTAGTACCATTAATATAAGGGACAACAGATAAGTTATTACTATTGTCTGTTAGTCGTAAAGTAGTATTTGCCGTAGATCCTGAAAGTGTTAAGTTTATAGATCCTGGGAGTAGAGATTGTCTATAGTTTGCTCTTTCTACTGATACTGCAAAGAATTGTGAACTTGTAATGGATCCAAATAAGAAACTAGAGTTTTCATCTTCAAGAATAAGATTTCTGTACTGACCATATAGTGTTCTTGAAGGGCTTAAATTTGGGATTGAAGAATTGTATGCTGTTGAACC